GGAATTCCACGAAGATGATTGGGTTTGAGTTGTAACTGTTGGAATTAATGAAGTCCAATCAGCAGTTAAAATACCTAATGCATTTGTAAGAGTTGCTCCAGTTCCTTTTGATCCACTTCCTGACTGAAGTCTGAAGTCTGAATTTGTAGCATCCACAAAAAGAGGATCAGTTGTTATATTATTTGTATTAGTAAATGTCCCTCCACCTTGATTAACATTTATGTTTGTATTATTGTGAGTATTACAATAATCAAAAACAACCACTCCATTAGTTCCATTAGGATTGACACATAAATTTAAATCTTTAAAGATTGTATTCTTAACGGTTACTCGCCCTTGAGCCGCAATTCCTCTTCCAACATTAGCGTTTCCTACAAATACACAATTATTCAAAGTTGATGTACCGTTGCCACTTGTTGAAACTGAATATACATTAGTTGTTCCAATATGTTTAAAAACACAATAGTCTAAATTAAAAACCGCATTACCGACATTTTTTACTTTTTGAACCAGATTCATCTCAAAATAAGTTCTTTCAATTTGAACTTTAGTGATGTCAGTTTGATAACTTGTTATGAATGAAGCGTTAGAATATTTACAACCCGATATAAAAATTCTACCAACATTAGAAATAAGAGTTTCTCCTGTTATCATAGTAGAATTAATCAGTTGTAAATTTGCAGTACTATTAGCTACTATTTGCCCTCTTAATGTGCAACGTGTTGCAATAATTTGAGAATCATTATCATTTTTAAGGTCTTGAGTGTTATTTATGAAATTACAATCATTTGCATAAACTTTACCACTTGAAATTGCATTGATAGCTTGAACGTTATTTTCAAAAGTACAATTGTTTGCAGTTATAATTGTGTTTGCATCATGAGAGCTAATACCATCATCTGCACCGCCTCTGAAAGTACAACTATTATACTCAACCACACAAATAGCTCCACCATGCTGTGCCGTTTGATTTGTTGAAGTACTAAAAACAGAATTATTAACGATACAACCAATACTGTTTTCTATTCTGATATTGTCAACTAAACCATTGTTACAAGTTATTCCGTTAACAGTAACATTGTTATAAGAAGTAATATTCAAACAAACTCTAGCACTTTGTCCATTAATAATACAAGGATCAAATAGATAATTTGCATTTAAGGTTACATCATTATTTAAAATAAATAATGTTTCTGTATGTGTTCCAAATGCATTTAATATATTTCCACCTATTAGTGTTTGGTTAATAGAAGTGAAACCACTCCATGCATTTTCGTAGGATCTTCCATCCCCTGTACCGTAAGTAGTGCCTGAAGGCCTTACAAAATATTGTAATTGAAAATTATACTGTCCCTGTCCTACTCCTAATAATGTTAACATATTATTCGTATGTTAAATTAATAATAACATCCCCAGCACCTATAGATCCAATATTATCATCAGCAGCACCACTTGTGATAGCAATAGCTATACCTAGTTCAAACCCAACACCTTTAAAAAAAGGAATGGCAACTCCTGCTCCTTGTGTATTTGCAGGAATTGGAATAGTCATTTTAGGAATATCTGTTCCTACTATTGGTGCTGTTGATTTTTCGTATAGCTTCAAATATCTTACATCCGATGTTAAACCAATTGCAATTATTGTATTTAAAAGTCCTCCACCAATTTTTACTGTATTTGCATTTGTTGAAGCAGTTGATATAAGTTTGTAAGTTTTTATCATTATTTTAATTTTAGAATTTGTCCTATCTTAATATTAGAGGAGATAAGTTTATTTAATAATATTATATCTGCTATAGTTATATTATTATTTTTTGCTATTTTAGTTAAAGTATCTCCCTTTTGAACTATATATACTGATTCTATATTTTCTTTAGAATATTCGTATAATATTTTAGCTATATTTTCAGCTAATATGTTTTTATTTTTTTGATATTTAATCATATCTGATTCATTAGATATAAAACATACTTCTATAAGTATATTTTCTCCGTTTAATCTCATCCATCCTAATCTACCATGATGTGATTCTGCTTCTGTTCTTACTCCATTATTTCCTCTCTTAACTATATTTAATGTTTCAGATATAGTTGTAGCTATATTTCCGGCTAATTTTTTTTCAAAGGATGTATATGAAGAAGGTATTAATACTTCAGTACCTGTAGCTTTTGGAGTAGCTGCGTTCCAATGTATATCTAATACAATTGAATTAGATGAAGTTAAATTTTTAAATTTAATAATGGTTTCAGATAAAATATTTTGATTTTCATCAATAATAGGAGTTATTCCTAATTTTTTTAAGTTTGAAACAATAAGATCTCTTAATTCAACAGCTAATTCTCCCTCAATATATCCATTTCCAACTGCACCTCTATCTTTACCAACTTTATTACTATGTCCTGCTCCTATAAATACTTTACGCATCTTGTTCTTCTTTTAAATTATTAACTTTATTCCTAACCTTATCCCATACAGTCATAGCCGAAGTACCACCAGCTAATAATAAAAATCCATAAAAAACATCTATAGCATATTTATTTATTTCCTCAGAAAGAAAATAATCAGAAATAAGAATAAATATTCCAGATAATATAGCCATTATCCATGCACTAAGCATAGTTAATGATTTTCTACTCCATTTCCCATCAGGTGATTTAAGAGTATCGTTTATTATTTGATTTATCATTGATTTTATTATTTTATTCTAGTTAAAATTTCATTTTCCTTTTCTAAATATTTAACTTTAGTTTCTAATGTTGCTATTTGTCTAGTTAAATGAATTATGGTATCCACCATCTTGGATTTTTCTTTAGCAGATTCAATTAATAATTGTTCTAAATTATTGATTCTACTCCTTAAATCATCTCTATATGCATTTTCATCTACTTTTTCTTCAATTCTTTGTTTATCTAGTTTGTTTAATCTTGTATCGTAGAATTTCCAAGCTCCCGCTGATCCTAATACAGTTATTAATGTAATAATTATTGTTAAAAGATTTTGATCCATTATTATTTTTGTAGGTTAAATATGGTTATAAATATAGAAGGCCCTATAAGAGGGCCGTTCTTTTTTACTTATTTTATTTATATTTTAACTACTGCAAAAAGTACATTCTTCATCCTCTTGTGGAGCGTTAAATACTCGTTCTTTAGGTTTTTCTATACCTAAAGATTGTAAAGCGGTTGATGCTCCTTGTGAACGAAGATAATACATTCCCGTTTTTAAACCTTTTTTCCAAGCATACATATGCATGGAAGATAATTTACCATTAGTAGGCTCAGCCATCCATAAATTCATACTTTGAGATTGATCAATAAATACTCCTCTATCTGCTGCCATATCGATAATATCTTTCATCGACATTTCCCAAACCGTTTTATATCTCTCTCTAATATCTTTAGGTATATATTCTAACTTTTGAATTGAACCTCCATTGATAATTATATCATATTTAGTATGTTCATCCCACAAACCAATTTCTTCAAGATCTTTAACTAAATGTTTGTTAGTTGTAATAAATTCACCCGATAACACTCTTCTAGTTCCAATTAATGATTTAAAAGGCTCAAATGCTTCATTATTACCCATAATTTGGGCAGTTGATGCAGTTGGCATTGGCGCCACTAACAATGAGTTTCTTACTCCATATTTAGATATATCTTTTCTTAAATTTTCCCAAGAAATAACTAAATCATTTAATACTTTATCAACAGTTTCTATATCCCAAAAATCTTGTTGTAATATACCTTTTGAAATTGGAGAACCTTCATAACTTTCGTAAACCCCTTCTTTTTCAGCTAAATCATTAGATGATCTTAACGCGGCATAGTATAAAGTTTCAAAAATATTTATATTTAATTGTTTAGCTTCTTCACTATTAAATGGTAATTTAAGTATAGCAAATACGTCTGCTAATCCTTGAACACCCCATCCAATTGGTCTATGTTTATTATTGGAATTTTCAGTTTCTTTGGTTGGATAAATATTTTTATCAATAACTGTATTAAGATTTTTAGTACCTCTATAAATAATATTAAATAATTTAAGAAAACTAAATTTTCCATTTACTATACATGAAACTAAATTTACTGATGCTAAATTACATACAGCTTGTTCATCTGGTGATGAATATTCTATAATTTCCGTACATAAATTACTTGATTTAATTGTACCTAAATTCTTTTGGTTTGATTTTCTGTTCGCTGCATCTTTGTACAACATATATGGAGTTCCTGTTTCTGTTTGAGCATCTAAAATTGCTTCCCATAATTCACGGGCTTTAATTTTTTTACCAGGCATTTTTCCTTCCTCAATAGCATCTACTATTTTCATATATTCTAAATTAAATTCTTCATTATGAAGTTCATCTAATCTAGTAAACCCAGCTTTAATTTGTTCATTAGGACAAGATAAATACCAATCTCCATCAATTTCAACCTGATTCATAAATAAATCTGGATTCCATAATGCCGGGAATAAATCTCTTGCTCTTAATTCCTCTTTACCATGAGTTTTTCTAATATCTAATAAAGTAAATACATCAGAATGCCAAGGTTCTAAATACATAGCGAATGAACCTTTACGTTTGTTACCACCTTGATCCCAATATCTAGCTAACTCATTATATGTTCTTAAATATGGTAATATTCCATTTGAAGTACCATTAGTTGAGTGGATTTTAGAACCTGCTGCTCTTAAATTAGATATTGATAATCCAATCCCTCCAGCAAATGAGGAAATAATAGAAACATCTTTAGCAGTATCCATAATTCCATCTTTACTATCACCTTTATTATTAATTAAAAAACATGATGCTAATTGTTGACCTTTAAGACCTGAGTTAAATATTGTTGGAGTAGCATGAGTATATTCCCAATTAGATAAAGATTTATATGTTTCTAATGCATCTTCTAAAGTTTTAGTAACAGTAATAGCTTCCCTCATATACATATCTTGAGGTCTTTCTAATATTTTATCTCCAATTTTTAATAAATATGCTTTTTCTAAAGTTTTAAATCCAAAATAATCAAGCATAAAATCTTTATTATAATCAATTGTTTTTTGAATATTTTCAAATCCATAAGATTTTACTCTATCAATATATTCTTGATTTAATAATTTATTTTCTTCAAGAGAATTAAACACACCTTCAAAACTACCCAAAGTTTCTTTATGTAAAGCAGATATAGCAATATTAGAAGCTAATTTACTATAATCAGGATGATTTGTTGTTAAAGAAGCAGCTGTATCTGCTGCTAATTTATCTAATTCTGTTGTTGTAACCCCATCATATAATCCTTGAACAACTTTCATAGATACTTCAAGATGATTTACTTTTAATCCTGTACTAGCTTTTTTAATTCTTGTTTGAATTTTACCAAGGTCTATATTTACTAATCTTCCATTACGTTTTTTTACTTTTAATTCTTCCATTAAAAATCTTCATTAAATGTTATTCCACTTTTTTCTTGTCCTACACCAGCTTTTCTATAATCACTTACTTTTTTCTCAAAGAAATTAGCTTGTCCTTGTAATGCAATCATTTCCATAAACCCAAAAGGTTGTTTTACATCAAATACTTTTTCACATCCGAAATCTGATAGTAATCTATCTGTTACGAATTCAAGATATTGAGACATTAATTGAGAATTCATACCTATTAAAGAAACTGGTAAGCTTTCTAAGATAAATTCTTTTTCAATATCTAAAGCGCTTAATATAATTTCTTTAATTCTTTCTTTAGGTACTTTATTAATTAAATGATGATTATGTAAATGAACCGCAAAATCACAATGCATTCCTTCGTCACGAGAAATTAATTCATTTGAAAAGGTTAATCCTGGCATTAATCCTCTATTTTTTAACCAATAAATTGCACAAAAACTACCACTAAAGAAAATACCTTCAACAGCAGCAAAGGCTATTAAACGTTCTGCAAATGATGGAGATTCAATCCATTTTAATGCCCAATCTGCTTTTTTCTTAATTGCAGAAAAATATTCAATCGCTTTAAATAATTTATTTTTTTCTATTGGGTCTTTCACATAAGTATCAATTAATAACGAATAGGTTTCACTGTGGATATTCTCCATCATTACTTGGAATCCATAGAAAAATTTAGCTTCAGGATATTGTACTTCTGATAAGAAATTTTCTGCTAAGTTCTCGTTTACAATTCCATCAGATGCGGCAAAGAATGCTAAAATATGTTTTATGAAATATTGTTCTCCCTCATTTAATTCATCAAATTTATCATCTTTTAAATCAATTTCTTCCGCAGTCCATATTGATGCTTGTTGTTTTTTATACATATCCCATAAATCGGGATGTTTAATTGGAAAGATTACAAATCTATCCTTATTTTCCTGTAAAATAGGTTCAATCATATTTTTATTTAATTTTTAAAGTGTAGAAATAAATATTATTCAAATTTGAAGTTTTGCAATTTTTCAACTAAAAATTCTTTATCTTGTTTTGTTACTTCATTAAATGAAGATTTTTGGGGTTGTGGTTTGGATTTATAATCTTCCTCTTCATCATATTCACCAGTAATAGTAAAATTACCCATATCAATATCAATATCTACATTCCAAGTCATTCCATCCCCACCATATCTATTTTTCATAATATGCCATCTTCCAGTACCATTAACTTTATCCTTTTTCAAACGTGATAAAGACATACTAAAATCAACAACCATCAATTTATCATATGAACCTGCTGATTTATCCCCTTCTACAACATCATCTTTTGCACCAGACCTATTAACTTGAGATACAGACCAAACAGGTTTTTGAAGTTTTTTAGCTAAACCTTTAGTTCCATAATATAAATCATCAATTTCAGCTTTTGCATCTTTTCTTCGGGTTGGAGGTTTTAATAAATCGACATAATCAATAATAATTAAATCTGCATCAAATCCCATATCTTTACATTTTTGAATATGAGATTCAATAGTAGTTAAAGATGCATTTTTAGGAGCATATTCTCGTATAATTAAATTATTTTGGAGTGTTTCCATTTTTAATTTAACAATATCAATATTTTCCTTCAATTGCCCCATAGGAATTTGAGTTAAAAAGGCATCATATCTTTTTCCAACATAATCTTCACCTAATTCAAGAGTATAATGTATTACTTTATAACCAAGAGACATAGCTAATCCTCCAAGAGCAACTAAACTCCAAGATTTTCCTCCACCAGGTCCTCCATATAATAATCCAAAATCTCCACTTCCTAAACCACCATCTAATAATTTATTTATTTCAGGCCAGGGTGTTGGTATTACATTTCTGTTTTCTTCTCTATATCTATGTTCAACATCTTTTTGATATTCATGTCCTATATTTTTGTCTTGACCTGCTTTAATTGCATTTTCAATTTTATTTCTAATTTCTTCAAATTCACCCGTATTTAATAAATCTACAGATTCTAAAAGAGCTTTTTTTAGTTTTTGATTAATACAAAAATTATCGAATTCTGTTTCAACATATTCATGATCTTCATTAATAATAGAATATACAGATTTTAATTGTTCTTTAATTGCTGTTTGTAATACTTTATTATCAATTTTTTGAGATTCAATTTTAAAAAACTCAATAGTTGGAGTTGAATGGTATAAATCAAAATATTTCATAGTTTGTTCAACAATCCAATAATGTCCTGGATGTTGGAAATATTCTAATTCAATTACATCTCTAATGTTAAGTAAAAATTGTCTATTTTTTAATAATGAATGAATTACTTTTATTTGAAATTCTAAACCATAGTCGCTAAGACTTTTTAAATGAGTCATATTCTTTATTTATATTTTTAATATATGAAATTAAATTTAAGATTCCAAAGATCCAAAAGTATCTTGTAACCAGAAATTTAAATTATTATTAATATTATTTTCTAATCTATCTTGACCATTTAATTGAATAAATTTTGTTGGATTTAGTTTAAATGGTTTTTCATCAATAATTTTATCTAATTTCCTTTTTTCCTGTTCAGGAATATTAGGATCAGATAAATCCATTAATTTTTCATTAATTTTTAATTGGTGTTTAAAATTATATATATTTCCATATAAAGGTTCATCATCACACATATCATAACTTTTTTGAATTATTTCATCAAGTGTAACTTGTTTAGTCTCTGATAATTCTGGAAATAATTTATATAATTTTTTCTCACCTATTTTAGGAACTTTTGGAACATTATCTGATGTATCACCCAATATTATTTTTTTGTTAAGAAAATTACAAGGCCAACATTTAAATTCATCATAAACATCAATTTCAGTATAATATTTCTTTTTTATTGGAGAATACACTGTAATATTTTCATTTACCATTTGAAGGAAATCTTGATCAGCAGATACTATAATAGAATGTTCAAATTTAGGCGCTAAATAAGCGATTATATCATCGGCCTCTAATTTATCAATGACTGCTATGTTTACAGGAAGATTCTTTAGATAATCAATAAGTCTTAATAGTTGAGACTTTATTGAATCAGATTCTTCTTCAAGAGTGTCAAAAGAGGACCAATTTGTGATCCTCTTTATCTTTCTTGTTCCTTTATAATCTGAGTATAAATTCTTTTTATTAGTAATATTTCCTTCTCCATCAAAAACTAAAATTACTCTTGTAGGTTGATGTTGTTTTATCATAAATCCTAATGAACGTAGATAACCTGTTAATCCACCAATATGATGTCCTTGAGAATTTACTTTATTTATAACACTAAAGTTTCTTAAAAACATATTCATTGAATCTATTATAAGAACTCTATCATTTGGTTTTGATTTTAACTCTTTACTATTTTCAGTAATACTATCTAATAAATTTTTATATTTACTCATTTACAAAATCGATTTCATTTTCAACCACATTTTCTTCTGTAAAGGTAAAATCCTCAGAACCCAACATTAATCCCCATTCTTTTTTATGTTCTTTTTTATAAGCATCTTGGGAAGATGGAGTATCTTTTATAAAACCATGAGCTGTACTAATAATAGTTCCTTTACCAGTATTCCCTGTTACGTGATTTTTATCTACTTGGATTTTAGTTTTTAATCCCCATTCAATAATTTTTTTATCTTTAGTAACATTTAATTTTTGAGTACCATCACTTGTTATATTACCAAATGTAATTGCTAAAGAACAATCATAATACATTGAATCACCATTTTTATTTTTCATTTTTGGTTGAGACATAGGTGTTAATGCAGGTTCAACCCAAATTTTATTTACATAAAGAGCAGTATTAGTATATGGTTGAGATTCTTTTCTCGATAATACTATTTGTTGGTTAACAAAATTTGCAAATTGTTGAGACAATGCTCCAGCATTCCACATAGGTGAATTTGACGATTTTTCCAAACTCATTCTACTTGGAATAGACCCAATAGAATCCCATAAAAATAACAAGTCATGAGGGAGATTACCTTTTTTCTGCTCATTAATCATATCCATAATAAACTCGGCAACATCTTCAATACATTTTAACCTTTCAGAATCAACATAAATAAAAAAACCGTCATATGATATATTACCATCAACATCAATATTTTTACCTAAATCAAATCCCATAGTTTCCCAATGTTCCCAACTATGTTTCATTTCCGTAATAATAATTACAGGAAGAATTCCATCTTTTTGTGCTTGGATAGCTTGTTCAATAAGTAAAGTTGTTTTACCAGTGTTACTTCTTCCTCTAATTAAAGTAGTATGTCCTTTTGGAACACCAGGTATTTGTAATACTTCTTTGATTGGTTCTGAAAAGGCAATCCACTCTTGTTTTTTGTAATTTGAATTACTTTGTCCTAGATTTTTTCCGTTTTTGAATTTATCTAGACTGAATGTGGAGTTTATTTTTTTAGATACATCTCCACTTAGACTTTTTGCCATAAATTTTCTGTTTTTAGTTTTAAAAACCCCTCTTACGAGGGGATTTTGTTATTTTTCTCCAAAAATTTCTTCAAACTCACTTTCAGTTATTACTTCTTTTGGTTTGGATTTTGGTGTAGAAACCGAAGATGTAGTATCAAAAGCTTTGTTTGCTTCTGTAGTTGTTGTTTCTTCTGGTGTTTCAGGGTTTAACCATTTTTCAAGGAATGTTTTAATTTCATCAAAACTATATTTTTTATAGTTTGAAATTAAATCTGGTTGTTCATTTAACCATTTTTCGATTAAATCTGCATCTTTAGATGCTGGTGAGGATTTCATTGTTGGTCTTACAGATGTTTCTGTATAGTTAGCCCCTTGGGTAACATCAACTTTAATATCTCTACCTTCACTTACATCAGTAAAATCTAAAACTTCTTCATCAGCCGCAAGTGCTAATAATTCTTGGTAAACATTTTTACCAAATTCATACCATCTTGGTCCTTTAGCTTCATCATTTCTATCCACAACAAGAGCAAAAGTTCTCATTTTTGGTTCTAGTTTTTTAGCTAATTTCCAATCTTCAGGATCTTTAGATTTTTTTAATGTTTTGGCAAATTCTACAATTGGGTCTTTTTCTCCATAAGAAATTGGAGATAACATTACTTTAGGTCCAACACCATAATGGAAATAAAGTTCCACAAATGGATTTTCTGCATTTTCCTTTAAAGGTACAAAACGTACTAAATGTTTACCGATTGCTGGTTTAAAAAACGTAACAGATCTGTCTACCTTTTCGAATTTTTTTGATTTTGGCGCTGTTAATTCATCAAGCCTCGCTTGAATTTTTGAAATGTCCATATATATAAATTAATTGGTTACAAATTATATTGTATTATACGAATTTGGATTTAGGTATCCAAATATTTTATGCGTCTCCTCCCATAAATTTATAAATTTATTATTGAATAGATTTTTGTAGGATATTTATTTAATAATCCATCAGATACTAATAGAATTGAATTTTTATAATCACTCCATTCGATAGGATACATTGAATCCATTTTTCCAAAATTTAATTCTCTAATTAAAGCATTTAAAGAATTAATGGAATATAAGGTATTTGATTCTTTTTTTCTATGAAGTAAAATTGTATTAGGAAGTACTTTATCTGAAATATTAAATGAGTCAACATTATATGTAGCTATAAGTTCATCTTTTCCTTCAATTTTAAGAATAAAAATTTTATTATGTAATATAGTATATCTTCTTGTTATTTCTGCAATTGTTTGTTCTAATTCTTCTTCGTTGAAGAATGTTGTAAAAAGTTTACTCATTGTATGTGATGTAATATCGTAATTATCACATATAAATATATCATTTTGATGTAAATTCATAGTCTTTATTTATAATATTGTTGGTATTTCTCCTTTTTCATAAGCCTCCATACTAATAGTATGAACTCTCCTATTAAATTCTTCAGTTAAATCATCCACCATCTTTCCATCCATAGGTTGAATAGCATGTATTTCTACTTTAATCCCTTTTCTAATTCCCTCATAAAAAGATTTTTGGAGGTGTTTTTTAAAATATTCTTTAGAATACCAAAATTCTTCAACACCATCTTTTTCCCTTATTAATATATCAGCCATAGTCTTTATTTTAATTTAATTAAATTGTTATAATTTTTACCATATGAAACAGAAGATTGGAAACCAAATTCTTCTATTATATTTTTTATTTCTTTTAAGATCTGTTTATCGTCCTCACTACTATAATCAATTAACATAGCATCATAGGAATATAATATACATTTACTTTTTTTATTATCCAAATATTTTAAAAGGGAAGATAAAGTTTTTACATTATAATATGTTTCTGCTGATTGGATTATGTAATTATATACTTTTTGAGGTGTTGAGTTTTGGATTTCTTTTAATAGTAGTTTTCTTCCACCGATAAGTTCAACAAATCCTGTTTTTTGTATTTCTTCCCATAAATTTTTAATATATTCCTCTAATTTGGACCAAAAGGGAACGTGTTTATATTGAGGGAAAACGCCTCCATTCATCATTTTAAATGAAAGTTGTTTTGACTTTTTATATTCTTCTTCTGTTAATTCTGTTTTATTAAAATAAAATTTCCCTAATTCAGTATGAATATCTCCTTTAGGTAATTCAAAATTAATTAATTTAGCACTTAAATATAGATGATATGCTCTAAAATCATATTCAAATAAATAATCTTCTTTTGGAATTATAAATTCTCTTGTGTTATCATTTTTATTTAAAGCAGCAAAATTTACTCCATTAAATGAGTTAGAAGGACGGGTTGTAAAATTATATAAATTATATTTTGAATATATTTTATTATCTTTTATTGAAAATTTAGGATATTTTAGTTGAAAATGTTGATTAAAAACATCGTTATTTAATGATATTCCCTGTTTTTCAATACAATACATGACCCACACATATTCATTATTATAAAACGTGTTAATTAATTGATTTCCAATATAATCTTGAATATAATAATAGATAGATTCTTGTTCTTCATAATGTTTAGTAATTGGAATAAAAGAATTTAATTTAATATGAGATTTAAAAGAACCTTCAATATAATTAGCTACAGTTTGTTTATAATCAGGTATTTCTAATTTAAATATAGTTTGTTCTAAATGGAGTAAATTTATATCTATAACTTTATTATTTTTAAATTCTTCCCCTAAAAAATATAATAATTCCTTTTTATCTAAACAATAAATTTGTTTATGTTTTAATAAAAATTCCTTTATTAAATTTAAATCAATATCAATACCATCATTATGATTAATAGGAAACATAAACCCCTTACTATCTCCTTCAGCTCTATAATATATAAGTGAAATTGAGGATAATATGGGGTGATAATTATGGTTTAGAGGTATTACATTAATATAACAAGATTTATTATAGGATAATTTATTTAATTGTTCTTCGTTTTCTATAATCCAAAATGACATACTTCATAACTTTTATTTTTATAATATACAAAAATTTATTTTACTATCCAAAAAATAAATAATATTTATTTTGGAATTTAATAATTTTAGAATTATATCCCTGTAAGTCCTCATCTCGTTGAATTTCAGCTTCTTTTGGGGTATCATAAAAATGAAGATAATGTAACCCAGTTTCATCTTGTATTCTATTAATAAATGAATCTTCAGTTTCTGGTTTTCTTACATTTATTTCATTAATACCAGCAAGGTGTTGAAGTCTTTTTATCTCATTTAATAATTTGCTCATAGTGATATCTGTATTTATCTTTTGTTTGAGTTTGAATTCTCATAGGAATTTTTAATAAAGATGCTAATAGCATTCCGAATCCAATTATTGTAAAAATTAGTTGTTTTTTCATAATTTTGAGTATTTTGTTAAATCTGTTAAATATTCTTTTAATCCAATAAAATTTTTATTTTTTATATCTATAATTCTTCTATTTTGCTGTTCTACAAAAGAAATGGGTAAATTCCCATCTGAAATGGTCCAAAACATTGAAATAACATCCCAACCAGCATAATTATATATACCTCCTCTATTATTTATATCATCAAAGGTTTCCTTATTTATTTCAATAATTTTAAATATACGAATAATTCTTTGTTTTGCAAAATAACGAGTAATTTTTTTTAATTTATAATCTTCTAGGGTTGGTGTGGGAATAAATGGGATTGGTTCTTGTAAGGTTTGGATATTGATATTTGGGTTTAATTGGTTGTATTTTTTACTATTTAATGAAGGTATTGTTTTGGTATTTATGATTTCATCTTTAACCATTAATTTAATTAATGGTATACTATTTTTAGTTTGAGGATTTTCTCCACTAAAATATTTCCCATCAAAAGTAATATAATAAAACCCTAAATATTCTTTTCCATTAGGTAGAATAAATTCTCCGGGATTAGATTTTAATCCTGTTATTATTCGAGATTGAGGATAATAAGCCATTTTATATTTTGGTTATATAACAATTATAATATTCATATTTTTTAGTTCTAATATCTCCAACATTATATCCAACAGCATCTAATGCTTTTTCAAAATAATTAGAATCATATTGATTTGCTTTAACTCTATCTTTAAAATAAATAGCAGCTATCTTTGCACCTATTATAGGATCATTAACTAATTCTGGGTTGGATAAAATATTTACACCACTTAATTCGGAATATCTTTTATAGTTCCCATATCCAGTTAATTGAATATATCCTCTTCCATAATATTTTCCTCCATCAGATATATTTCTATTTCCTACTCTAGTTGGATAATATTCTCCATATACTATATTAAAAAATTCTTTTTTACTAATTCCTTTTTTTGTAGCTCTTTTATATTGATTTTCTGTTAGATTAGGATATATTTGTCTTAATCTTGATTCCGAATAAATATGATTTTCACTTTTTGGATTTAAACCAGTTTCTCCAGCAGCAATAGCTATTAAAGATGATATAGCTTGTGGGGATATTAATCCAATTTCTTTAGCTGATTGTTTTAAATAGTTTATTGGAATATTAACTGTGGATGGAGAGAAGAATGAAGATGCTCTTCTAGTACATGTATTTGACGTTGTTGGTAATGTATATATTGGTTGAAAATCGTTAACTTTTTCTAGTTTAATTTTTGGAGTATATTCTGTTAAATCTTCTTTATCAAATCTTATATTAATGGTTTGTCCTGTTAGTTTTGTAATCCATTTATTATTTGAAAAATCTTGATTTATAGTATGTAATATAAATGCTATTTTTGGCTTACCATCCTTTGTTAAATATGAAGGAGGCAATAGATTTGATGGAATTGTAAATGCTGAGTTAGGGATTATTCCAGATAACCCATCCATACTCAAATTAAAATCTAAAGGAATTATAATAGAACCTCTGTTTGTTGGTTCTTCTTTTAATCTAAAATTAGCTAGTATTTCTCTATATGTATTATTTGAAGGTTCAATTAATGTTTGATTAATAATAAAATTAATCCCATCCCCACTAATTATATTTTTTATATGGGTTTTTAAAGATTGTAAAGCTTCGTCATTTATGGTTTGTGTTGTAGATTCTTGATTGATTGTTGGTTCTGAAGTTAGTTTGTATTTCATATATCTGTCTTCTAAACCCCTAGATAGATTACTTATAGCAAATGAATCTTCCCCTAATGTTGATGGATTAGCTTGAGCGGCTATTGTAATCATACTAGCCAGATTAGAGCCTATTTTTGATTTAAAATTATAATCATATACTATACTATTTTTACCAAAAATTGGGAGTTCTGTATATTGATTAGAATCATCTGATTCTTGGGTTGTTAATGTTCTGTTATCATCTATTATTCTAAATGATTTTGTTGAATCATCTACTAAAATTCTAAATTCATTAAAACCCCCTAAAGATCTAGATATACCAGATAAAATATTATTTAAAAATTCTGAGTATGGAACATTCCCTTTATCATCCTTCTCTCTTAGATTTCTCAAAACATCTGTAATAAAATTAACATTTACTAATATACACATAACGTTAGCTCTTACTGTATTGTTAGTAGTAGATAAATAAGCGTTAGTAGTAGTACCAGATTTTTCTTCTGTTGTTATTTCAATTCTAACTCCATTACTTCTTTTAAAGGTTTTAGAAACTTTATTTTTATTAATTCTATCAAATAATTTATCTTCTATAACTCCTATATTAAATGGATCTTCAATACTATCTTGATTTCTTGGTATTAAACATATTTGAGGATCTAAAGATAATTGCCCTTTAAATGTTGAACAATAATTGAGAGAATCATTAAAATCAGCATATATATATGGATTTCCTTTTCCTTCTGAATTTGAATCATATATCATCCCAGTAGCAGTCATAAGTGCTAACATATTACCTAATGTTATATAGATTTGGGGTTGTAATCCGTCTATTGATGTAGAAGGGGAATTATCATTTATATTATACATAACTCCAAAAACATTGAATAATGTTTTTCTTAATATAGGTACATTATTTAATTTATCCATATCAGATAGTATAGAATAATGGTTACCTCTCTTTGCTTTAAGGTTATTATCTTTTAAATTTCCATTTTCATCAAATTGGATGAATTCGTAAGGGCATTTAGAAAATATATTATTTAATATATTTCTATACCCTTCATCAATAACTCCATTAACCATTATTCCTTGTTCATATCCCATCTGCATATGATATTGACTTATATCAAATAATGATCTATTAAATAATGATAAATCTCTATCACCTATTAAAGATGTTAAACTAGTTTTATCTTCTTCATTAATACCTGCAATATCATTTTCAATTTTAGACGATAAAGAGGGTTGAATAAAATTAGTATCTTTACTTATAGCTTGATTTAATTTTAATGATTCTAAAATATCACCTGCTCCAACTAATTTTATATTACATATATATGAACCATCTTTTTGAAATTCCCATCCAAAATTAGAAACAGTACCATACATAGCATCATAGTTTCCGGAATGTAGTATTCTTCTATTTTGTATTTCTTTTATAATTTCTTCTTTAGAATAATATATAAATGGATTTATTGGGGATGGTTTTTGTAATTGATTTTGATTATCATTATCTAAATAATAAGTATGTCCCCATTCCAATATCATAGAAAACCCTAATTTTAAATATAATGCTTCAAAAATTTCAAATTGTTCTAAATCATAACAAATAAATTTAATATCAGCATATTGTAAAGTACCTAATTTACCAGCAGAAGATATATTAATAGATGTAATACCAGGTAATGGTTTTATTCCTTGGGGATTTAATGGGATATTACCATATAATTTATTTTCTCCAACTCCCCCTTTATTTATTATATTTCCATTAATATCTAATTCTACAGAACCTCCTTGAAGTATGTATTTTTTAGCTAATTCATCACCAGATTTGTTATGTTTTTTATAAATAGGGTGGTTTTGGGTTATATTAGTACCAGAAGTTAATCTTATCCAAGCATTTCTGTTATTTTGATATAATAAATAATTATTATTTCTCAATTGATGTGAATCAGATAAATATTTTTTTCTAACTTCTATTTGTTTAGCTACATATGGTTGAAATGGACTCCCAGCTATATTTGTAAATTGTTCCATAACTTTTATATTTCGTTCTCTTGTAAAAATTTATTTATTATATTTTCTGTGGATTTTGGTATTCTTAATTGTATTCCTATTGGTGGAAACATTGAATCTCCTTCTAAATTATTTACTATTACTAATATCCACCAATATGATTCATTTCCCCAAAAATCATAAGCTATAAGATCTAATCTATCTTGGGAACTTGTTATAATATATATATCATCTTCTGATTCTCCAATAGAAGGATAGTAAATTTGACGGTAAATTATTTTACCGTCATTTGTCTTTTCTGTAGGAATAGTTAAATATCTTGAAGACATAAATTATAAATTTTGAAATGGGATTTTATCTTTAATGAAATTTTCAATGTCCCCTATATTATTTGAAATTAAGGATGGGGTATCAAAATCATTTAATGTAATTGTTTTTGGTAATTCATGTAATATAGGAACAAAAGTAACACTTACATCAATAGCATGTGGTAATTCCATCATATCATTATCTCTACCTCCTTCAGGTTCGTCCATTTTTATCTCCCATGAATATTCATCTCTAACTGAAAAATTAAGGGATTTGATTATACCAGGTGTTCTATATAAATATTCTCCAATAGTAAGTCTATGAATATTACCTCTCATAAAACCATTTATTGGAGAGTAATCTGGGGTAAGAGTTGAATTTAACCAATTTAATTTTTGCCATAATGGTTTCATTTCTTGTTTAGACTGTGCTAATACAGTAAAGTTGAAAGATATATTTCTATCAAAACCTTGATAAGTATACATATTATCTCCTCTACCTGCATACCTTTTACCATCCCACTCAGCTGAATTATTATCTGTTAATCCTTTTAAAAATGCTCTAAAATGGGCTCTATAAGTATTATTAGGGTTATTATTATCTATAGTTTCAAATGCAAATTTTATTAAATCTCTTGTATTAGGGTCTTCTTCAACATTTTTATTAAAAGCACCATAATATATAGGGGTTAAATTTACTTTATCTTGGCCTGGTTCAAATATTTGATTTGTGTTTGTTCTTAAATCTTTGGGTCTAGCTCCAGGTGAACCTATCCCAACTCTTCTTTCTATATTAATAGTAGGAGAAGTATAATCTCTTGAAAATACACTACCTGATGGGGTAATATCTTTTCTAAAATCTGTAACAGGAGTACCTATTATATATTTTTCTCTTTTTAAATATCCTTCACCTAATTTTTGAACGAAGGTTGGATTTTGTTTAATATTATTTTCGTTTAAACCTAATTCTTCTTCAGAAATTTTGGGTTTTAGATAATTTGTAGCCCCAAATAAAGATAATGAACCTGTTGTTGGTAAACCTATATATCTAGAAATAGGTTCTATAAAAGGATTTGATGTATTTATAGGTTTTCCGGTATGATCTGTCGATTTAAATAATATAGTTTCTCCATCTCCATATAATGAATCTGGTCCACCTATATAATTCATTATTTGAAATTCATCAACAGCTATACCTAATTTAGATAATTTAGTAGTATTACTATTATCTCCTAATATTTTAGATTTATATAAATTAAATAATCTATTATCATCCAATGGTTTTTTTCCAACAATCGAAGCATATTTAACATCATCATCTAATAATGTAAGAGGAGTAGCTCCAGCTCTAGGATAATGAATCCCAGAACCTGCTGTCAATACAGATAATAATAGGTTTGAATTTAAATTATATGTTCTTGTATTTATTCGCCCTCCATTTTCTCCAGTTTCAATTAATGGATTAGATTTTTGTAACCCAACTTGTTTTGCAGTAAAATTACTTCCTTTTGGAAAATCTGTTAAAAATTTACGTATTCTAATAGCATCCTCAGCTGCTGCTCTTACAGCATATAATCCACCACGAACAGGAAAATCTGTACTAAATTTAGCTGATTCTAAAGCTATTCTTTCTATAGGAGAAGATTTATCTGGAGTGGAAGTTTTTATATATGGTAGTCCACTATCCCCACCACCAGGAGTATCTTTCCCGAAGCGTAAATCTTTAAGATTAGTTTGGAGATCTCTTAATGCCATATATTATTGTGGAGGATTCGAAAGATAAGTTTGAGGTGTTATTCCATCTAAATCTAATCTTGAAGGTGATGGTAAATTTGGTAATGTTGGTGTACCATTAATTGAATATTCATTATGTTGTAATGAAGTTTGTAATTCAGGAAGATTATTTTCTGTAATTCCTCCTCTTGATAAAGTAGATCCTACTTCTTGTCCTAATATTGCCATGATTTTTTTATTTTGTTTGTTTTTATATAAATATTAAACTTTTCTATTTGCTATTGCAAGTGGTATTAATAATTCTTGAGAAACTTTATTCCCATCTAAATTAACAACCATACCTCTATTTATTGCTGATACTACATTATCTAATTTATTTATCATAACATCCATTTTGTTTCCTAAAGAGTTTGATAAAGTAGTTATACTACCATTATCTTTTTCTTTAAATAAATCAGTTCCAGCTGTAATTCCATTCTTATTTCCAACAAATGTATCTTCAGAATCCATTTGTATTGAACCTTTAGGACCAGAAACTACTAATCCTCCAGAAGAATCTATTTCTCCATCATCTATACCAATAATACTTTTCCCTGATTTTACCATAGGAGCATTTCCTAATGCTGTTGTATAACCATCCCAAGAACTAGCTGTTTTTGAATAATCAAAACTTCCCCCGGAAAAAATACTTACTATACCTTTTAATGTATCCAAAATAGCATTAACTATTACTCCAACCATTTTAAACGCAGGAGCCATTCCATCGCTAATAAAACTTATTATAGGTCCTAAAAGTGTAAATATTTCTCCAAATATATCTAATACAGGCATTAATGGTTCAGCTATTTGAGTAAATATATCTTGAAGTTTTGACATAGTAGCTTGGAATCTTTCTTGTGCTGATGTAGATTTTAATTGATTAGATAATGTTTCGTTTCCTAATTCGTTTAAAAATTGTGCTTCTCTTCCTTGGGCTTGAGCTAATGCTAGTTTTTCTTTTAAATCCCCAATATCTTTAGCTCCTACTTTTCTAATAGCTTCTTGTTCCATTAACATATTAGCCATTTCTTCTCTGGACATTCCTAAAGCTTTGGCTTGAGCTTCTTGTTGGATAACATTCATTTTACCATATGTGGCAAAAGTTATATTTTGATCATTAAGTTCTTTTGCTACTCCACCTAAATCACCCATTAACGCAGCATAACGTGCTCTTTCTAAGTTTAATTGTTTACCAGTGATTACTTCAGATTCAAATTCAGAAGCAATAGAACTTTCAATATCTAATAATCCATTAGATATACTTTCTATTTGTTTTAATTCAAGACCTAATTTTTTGGCTTCAAATGCTGCTTTACCTAATTCTGCTGGGTTTTTTGAGTAATTTAATAATGTAGCTTTAGATGTATTATTAATATCATTTAATAATGCTTTTTCATTAATAGCTAATTTATTTTTTATATTTTGAAGTTTAACTTGACCTAAGTAAGAAGCAGCAATATCTTTACTAGATTTATTTGTTATTAAAGATAATTTTGATAAAGTTGTGGCTGATTCAACAGAATATCCAGCTTGTTGAGTTAATTCTGTAAAGTTAACTAACATTTCTCCACTTAACATAGTATTTGTACCCAAAGAATTACTTAAAGTCATGAAAGCTTCATTGATTTTTTGTGCATCAACAAATACATTACCTGTATTATAAGCAATAGCATTTACTTGATCATTTAAACCCCTTGCTTCATTATATGATATACCAAATTGTTTTGCTATTTCACCACTAGTTTTATCTAAACTCATCATAGCATCAACTAACATAGCTATTAATGCTAATGGACCTAATGATTTGGCTAAATTTGCTCCAAGATTTTTAGTTAAATTACCTGCTGTTTTTAAATTATTAACTAAATTAGTCCCCATTCCTCCATTATTCCCACTTTCTTGTTGAGATTTAACTAATTCTTTGGCATATTCTCTGGTTTTTGATATAGCATCATCTAATCCAAGTTGATCTGATAGTCTTGAAAATCCTGTCTTTTTTAATATTTGCTGTAATCCACCCGCAAGTGCATTGGTTAATCCTAATGCTTCATTTATTTTATTTTCTAATTCTAATCTTTCTTTTAAAATATTAATTAGTCTATCATTTTGTATTAAATTATCTTCAGTAGCGTGTATTTGTTCTTGAGTTAATTCCCCAGATTTAATTGCTTCTGATAGTAAACCTTTACTTATTGTTGCTTTTTTTAATAGTTTTTCTATTTGATTTTTATCTAAAGTTAAAATTTCACTTTGCTCATTTTGTAATTGTTGAGTAATAGATACTAATTCTCTTGTAGTTTTTCTCGATTTTAATAATTGAACGTTTGAATTAGTTAAATCATCTAAATTCGATTCTAAAATAGATTTTAAACCATTTAAATCATTATTTATTTCATTTAATTCATCCCCCCATTGAACAAATGCTTCAGTAATTTCATTAGCATAAGATAAAGGATCATTAGACCAAAGATTATTTATTTTATAACCTAATTGATCTGCTAACTTTTGTAAATCAAGTAAATCTTTTTTAGCTTTTTCTTCTGGAGTCATATTTTATTATTTTATATAAATATTAAAGGTCCCTATTTTTTAGAGACCTTTGAATTATATTGATTGATGGATGATGGTGGTTTAGATATATTAGATACTTTTGTTGTGTTAGTAACTATATTATTTTGTTCTTCAATAGCTTCATTCTTTTTTCTATATCTTTCCTCTATTTTTTTATATGTAAAATTTCTTAACCAGATAGGAAAATTATAAACTGTAGCCCAATCATATCCTTGACCATATGTAACTATTTCATCAATTTGAGAAAATAATTCTACTCTATATTGTTGATTCAGGCCAAAAAAAGTTAAGATTAATTGGTATACGGATGCCCTCCACGTCATCCTCATTTTCCTTATATATTAAGTCAACACCTGGTGAGACTCTCTTTATTTCATTTCTTAATTCTCTACTATCAATAGCTAACAATCCTTTATCAACAAATTCACGAATAGTTTTAGTATCTCTTTCACCTTCTACTGATGTTATGATGTATTTTAAACGTGTAGATAATTCTGGTTTTGGTTTGTTTGGAAATAATTTATTTAATCCTTCAATTTCTTTTCGGATTTTTTTCTCATCTCCATGTGTTAATAATTTGAATGTTATATTAGTTCCTGTATTAGGTAAGGTAAAGGTAAATTCGTTAGTTTTATCTTCATTTAAATCTTTTTCATTAATTAATTTATCTTTTAATTTAGATAAATCTACTATCTTATCAACGTAATTCCCATTCTCATTAATAGCTTTAATTTTATAATCTTTTCCATATCCTAAAATACGAGCAGCTATCAATAAAGCATCTTTATCTCCTTGAAGTAAATCATCTACATTAATTTTAGTAATTAATAATGATTCAATTAATTTATCATAAACAGTACCATTAGCTATATAATTTTGGTTTGTTAAAATATCTTCCTCCAAAGCAGTCATATATTTCATTTCAACTTTACCTGATGATAATGGATTGTCTTTTGGATATAGAAGACCTTGAGAAGGTAATTCTATTGTTTCTGTTGGTAGTTTAAATTTTGGTTCTTGACTCATAATGTTATTTATTGTTTATATATAAATATATAATAAAAAGAAAAGACTCAACATTTCTGTTAAGTCTCTTTAAAATATATAAGTATATTTTAGTAATTTAAAATACAATAATCCATAGCTAAAGTTAATTGGATTTCGTTTGCTGTATCTCCACTTGCCCAATCGAAATCACCAAAATTTGCTGTTTTAACAAATGCACCTTTAATAATCCATTCCGATACTACATCTCCTACTGGTCCTAGGAAATTTAAAACAATATCTTTTTTATAAAAATCTGAATAACCATCTCTACCTGTTACTGATTCATGAGCTAAACGAGCCCACTCCATAGTTGCTTGTGCTCCAGAAGGTGCGATGGGGTTGTATAAAGATATATTCATATCATTCCAATTAACTTTACCTTTAATTTTACGGTAAACATTAATATGGTCTAATTTAATTTCACCAGCATCAAATGATGGTGCAGTTACTTTTTTAATTAAATATGATGGAATACCATCTATATACATAATATGACGATTAGCTACGATAGGTTCGAAAGCAGTAAACATCATCTCGTTGGTTGAAAGAACAGCCATATATTTTGTTGTTTTTTAATTTTGTTATTATAATAATAAATATATAGAGAAAAAAAAGACCTCGATAAGAGGTCTTAATTTTTAAATATTAGTTCCTGTTGGATTTATATTAAAGTCTAATATAACAAATTCAACTGTTTTTGTAGGTTGGATAAATATTTGTCCTATTAATTGATTTCTATCTATTACATCACTAGTATTATTAGTATCATCCATTACAATTTTATAAGCATATAAACCATCTCTTTGTTGAATTGAATCTAAATATGGTCTTATTTTAGCTTGAAAACTATTTCTTGTAGCAATTGTATTTTGTTCGAAAACAAATGTATTACCTACTTGTCCTATATATCTTTTTAATTCAATAAGTAATCTTCTTACATTAACTCTATCTAAAGCAGACGCTTTAGTTTGTAATGTTTTTTGTCCATATATTACAATTCCTTGTCCTGGGAAAGTAGCTATTGGGTTTACTTTTCCTGCTTGTAAAGTATCTCTATCGGTTGGAGATAATTTTCTTTCAGTTTGAACTACACTAATACCACCTCTTTTAAATCCTGCTGGGGCAAACCAAGGAGCTCCTGCTCTATCATTATATTCATATACAGCAGGTACTATTGTAGATGGTGGTACCCAAACTAATTTTCCTGTTTGTGGAGAATTTACTTGAACCCAAGGATAATATGTTGCTGCATAACTTGAATCGATCTCACTAGCTTCTGCTACTGCTGTTAAAATATTATCTCCTTTATCTGTTACATCTACTATAGCAATTGAATCCCCTCTATCAATACAAGTTTGAATTAAAGTCGCAACTACAGAACTATTTGTAGGTTGTGTAGCTCCTGGTGCAGTTAATATATCAAATTGAAATTCATCTTTATTAGCTAAAATAGCAAATGATGATGTATAAGCACTATCTGGAGTACCATATATAGAAGATAAATTACCTGTTGCTCCACCAAAAGTTCCTGATGCTGCTACTGGTATAGAGGCAGTATATTGAGATTTTGCAACTCCATTGTTATCAAAATAATTTAAAGTTGGTGTATTAACTTGTTTTACTCTAATATATTTACTTTTTATTGAATAATCACCTTCTATTTGAATATAATTATCAGTTAATACTTTTGATTGATTACCAATTACAGCTTCTATATAATTTGTTGAATTTGGGTCTAAAGATAAATTAGTCCATGACTCTAAAATAGATTTAGAATTAGTTAAATCATTACCTTTTCTAATTAAAAGATTAAAAGTACCTGATGATGTATTTGGAGAAGTTATTTCCCATCTTAAATTATCAGCAGAACCACTTACTAAAGCTCCATTAGTAGTTTCAGAACCGGAACTATTCATTATGGCTCCAGCAGATAATGTTTCTAATAAAAATGATGCAGATGCTGTAGCTTGGGAATTTAATATATTTGTTGAAGTTGCTGGTAAAAATGAACCAGAAACTACTCTAGTAACTAATAATCCTGTACCTCCTTGTTGGAAGTAATTATAAGCAGATATAGAAGTTAAATATTCATTTATAGTTGATCCGCTTTCAAATGTACCTCCAAATTTATTTAAATAATCACTATAAGAAGTAACTAGTGTTGGTATATTTACAGGACCTTTTACTGTTGGACCTACAATAGCAGCTCCTGCTATTTGAGGACCTTGAACAATCGGTGATTGGTCATTTTCTCTGGTTAATATACCAGGGGATAATAAAGTTTCTGTCATTTTATATGTTATATTTTATTTATGTATAAATATTAGTAAGAGGTTTGAAATTAATAATTTATTAAGGGTATAATTCTATTAATAATGAAGATTTATCTAATAAATTATCTACTAAAGTGTCTGAACTATTAAATGTTGTTAAAATTATTTCATTTGTTCCTGAAGAGTAATCAAGTTGAAAAGAACTTAAACCACCATTATTAGGACTACAAAATCCCCAGGTTTTATTTAAAGTAAAATTATTAATCATAGTTCCTATATATTCACCAAAATTTGTTCTGGTCCAAGTAATATTCCCTAATGTATTTTCTAAAATAATTACGGTTGGATCGTTTGTTCCTGTTTGGGATATAAGGGCTTTATATATTTTATTTTTTTCTATTACCAAATTACCACTTTGGGATGGGTAAGATATAAATATTTCAGAACTTTGAGATAAATGTTGTTTTATTGTTGTTTTACCTAAACTACTGGAAATGTAATTATATGGGAGACTCCCAGATGTATTATTAAATGTTGTTACATTATCATTATTACCAATAGTAAAGGAATTAGGGTTTACCGTTACTTGAGAACTATAATTATCTCTTCTTATTTCAAAACTATTATTACCTATATAAATCCCTTCAAGTTCATTTCCTATCTGTATATAATTTCCATCTTCTATATCAATACTTCCCGATATTGTTTGGTTATCCTTAAATATATTTGAACCAGTTATTGCAAATGAACTAGTGTTGATATATCCACTCCCTGTTGGTAAATTAGTTAATAATGAACCATCCCCAATAAAGTAAGATGAAGTAATGGAACCACTAATTTCTATTTGGATATTAGGTGTTTCACCAGATAGGGCATCTATAATCCTAGTAAGGTGTTCAGATTTTATTTGTTGTTGTGGAGCTATTCCACTTGTAGAAATTTTTGCCATGTTTTATTTTAATATAAATATTAAAATTCTCCAGTCTCTAAATTAATATCTATATCTCCATATTTAGAAATAATATATTCTTTAAATGTTTTTTCTTCTGATTGGATATTATTTAATAATTTTTTCGCTTCTTCTTTTTTTTGATTTAAAATTATTTCATTAAATGAAATCTGTCCTAATTCTAAAAGAATACTATGAGATTTTGTTTGTAATTCTTGTAATTGTTTTAATTCTTGTTGTTCTAGTTTATTCATAATTTTATTTTTAAAGTTATTGATTATTATTATTTTTTAATTGTTTTGTCCAAACTTTTGTTGGATTGATTTATTCTAAGTGAAAATATAGTTTTGCAAAAAGTCAATAAATAAAAATACGTTTCTTATTTCATATTAAAATCCCTATTATTAACCCACCTAAAACAGATAATAAAATATCAGTTTTGGAATAAGTTGCTTTATAATTTTTTACTTGTTCTGTTTCCCATAAATGACCGATTAAAGCACATAACCAACAACCGATTAATAAACCTAAAATATTAGATAAAAGTAAGTTTGGAATTAAAGCAATTAGAATACCTCCTACAATATGTAAGAGATTTCTATATTTCCATTTTTTTGTAAATTCAATTATTTGTTTCATTTATACTTCTCTCTAATCGCTTGACGTTGTTCTAATATTTCTGTTGGTATTGGAATCCCACGCTCTGCAAATCTTACAACATACCAATCAGTCGCTAATAGTTCAGTATATTGTTGTTGTTTCAATTGTTCTGTTTTTTCAGATTGAACTTGTGCAATTTCTTCACTTGTTGCACCTTCTACCAAGACACCATTTACCAAATGAGGTTTAATAAATTCAGTGTTCAAAAGTGGTGTTCCATTAATAGGACATTCCGCATGATTTTCGCAATACATAATAAATCCATTTTCGTCTAAAATTGAATATAGTGGCATATTATTTAGATATTAAAAGTTGTTTTCTTGTTACTGAATCAGAAGCGTTTCCTAATTGAACAGTTGTAAAAAAATAATTATCAATTGTTGGGTCAAAAGGGATAGATAAAGTTGCTACTGATAAACCGCCAATATCTGAAATAGCGTTTACATTTCCATCGACTCTACCATTCAATAAACCGCCTGTTATTTCAAAAGTTCTAATTATTTTCGCTGAAACATTTGCATTAGCCATTGCAAAGACAGCTATTACAGTAGCTCCTGTAAGTGTGTCGCTTGTATTGTGCCAAAGTCGTATCTGACAAGTTCCTAATCCAGCAGATTTTTCAACCGCAAACGAATCTAAATTCATTAAATCTTCTGCACTAAAAGTATTTGCAGGAATTAAAATACTACTACCTATTTGAGTTCGTGAAGTTGTGCCTGTAACTGTTGTTGTTGGTGTGGTGTTTTTTACTAACCATTGCAAATTATTTTTATCATTTACCCACTCACGAGTTGCGACGCTCTTTGTTCCTCCCTCATCTTCAAAATTGAAAGTTGTATTTTGACTTCTTGGAGTCGCTTTAATTATTGTTTCAGTAGCAGAAGATAAATCACCTAAAACAAAATCAGTAGTTGAAAATGTTGAGTAATAATTTTCACCTAATAAACTAAAATTTGCTGGTTGAATTGTTGTTGATTCAGATACACCAGTTATAGTTATATTATTTGTTGTAGCACTCCCAACATCTGTAACTTGTTGAAAGTTGGGGGTATTACTATTAACCCACTCTTTTGTTACAAGTGATTTACCTGTAGTTTCATTATCTATAATAGAAATCGTTAATCCAGGTGCTGTAATCTCTCTACTACTACTTAAAATTAAAATATCATCTGTATTAGATAAACTTGGTGTTGATGTATTTCCTAAAGTAAATATAGTACTACTATTATTTTTTCCTGATACTATATATAAATTGTTTGTAGAGTATAAAGCAGCATTTGTTCTAAATTTTGTAACAAAATAATTATCCCCAAAAAATGCTAATTGGGTAGAATTAGTAAATGGTGCTCCGGAACCTTGTGCTGTAAAAGCGGAGATTGTTCCATTTCCAGTAGTATTAGAGTTTCTAATAAAATATCCTGTATTATTATTAAGAGAACTTGATATAAAAAATCCAGAGTTAGTAGTTTTTGGTTGCAACCTAATTCCATAATAAGAATCAACTGGTGATGTTATGGTTTGGAGTAAGCTTTGTGATATTCCTGTTAATTGTGAACCATCTCCAATAAAACTCCCTGTAAAACTTCCTGTATTATAACTAGATGTAAAATTATTAAAGGAAGAAGTTAATAATAAAGAACTAGTATCAAAATTAAAATTATTAATTCTATTATCGAATGATGAGCTATCCTGATTATATGAACCTGTTAATATAAAACTTCCTGTATCTATATTACTACCAGAAGGTAATGGTAGATTAGTTAAAAGAGAACCATCTCCTATAAAAGTACCATTAAATGTACCATAATATGCTACTCTATTATTGTTTTGATTTGTATATGTAATTACTTTGTTTCCTCCATTATCTGTAGATATAGGTAGAGGTGATTGGGCAAATTCTTTAAATAATAGTTTTGTTACATTATATGATTTTGGGGAAGGTGCTGCTTTTTGTACATTTACAGATTTTGGGATTATATATCCATTTACTACAAGAGTAAGTTCACTTTTTATTCCTCTATCATTCCCATTCTCAACTTGAATGGGAGTTGGAAATTGTGTTATACTTGCTCTGAATTGAAATCTTTCTTTATCTCCCCAATATGAATCAGAAGCAAATTCAATTGCTTCTATTATACTATTCATATGCTCTACATAATCAGTGAAAATAGTAAGTTTATATGTTAAAGTAATATAATCAGGAATTATACCAACTTGATATTCTTCACTAGGTTTTTGATTTTGTAAAACAGAGAAATTATCATAAGCATTTCGTTTTGAATAACCTGTTTTAAAATATTGTACATTTTGTACTTTATTCCCATCTAATTTATTTCCTAATCTTCTATCTTTTTCAAACGATTCTCTCTTTATTGCTATAACAGGTATAAAAGCTTTACCATCTTTATCGCGAAAAAAACCGTCTTTTTGCATTGACTTCCATCTTTCAGGGGAACCGTATATAATAGGTACTTCGCGTTGATTTCCGTTAATTTCAACTGTTGGTTTTATATAATTTTTTAAATAATATAAAATAGTATCATCATGATCTTCTAAAGTGATATTAATTATATTATTAATATCATCCTTCATAGAGATCTCATTACCTCTAATTAAATTAGGTTCACCGGGTGTTGTGTATTTTGCGTTTGGATTAGAGTTATCGTATGGTTGTTCTATTTGCTCTGGAATCTGATATGGATCAGGCAAATTCTTTAGAAATTTCTCTCTGTTTATTGGAGTTGGTTTCTCTCTTTTAGCCATTATATACTTGTTCTTTTAAATGTATTTCTTATGAATTTAAGTTTTTGTAATAAACTTGCTAAACGTTTTGTATCTTTGTAATCTTTTTTATAAGACTCTAATTTATTTATTAATATTGATAATTCTCTATGTAAGTCTTTATCAGTGATATCTTTATCTACTTTCCATGTAACTGATTGTGTTAATGGGTCTATATCAGTTACAGTAGTTTTTGATGTTCCAGATTGTGTAGTTTTTCCTATTTGAAAATCATCAACATTTTCATTAATATTAAAATTAATTTCATCATCATTCCACCACATCTTGTTTGTGTTTTTTTCATTTGGAAATGAAATTAAACTCCATGTTACTTCTTCAGGATTTTCAAAATCAGGTAAAAATGGTTTATCTTTAATATCATTCCACTTTATACCTTTTTTATAAACTATTATATCATTTCTATCCCCAGTATTTAATACTGCTCTACGAGGTGGAGTGTTTATTTTTATTTCCGATAATAGGAAATTTTTACTATCTCTTATATCCATTATAAACTAGCTTTTAATTTTGATGCAATTTGAGAAATTTCAACTCCTTTAACACCACCTACAGCACTTTCAATGGCTTTAATTATAACAGAATCAGCAGTAAGTACTCCTTTAACAGCATAACCAGCAGCAACTGCTAATATTATAGCATAAATAACTTTGGAAGTTGTTTCTAATTTTTCTTCATTTACTCCATTTTCATCACTCCAAACACTTTTAGCTAAACCTGTTATTTTAATTAATCTTTTAATTAAACCAAGATAAACATGTTCCCATTTATGGGCAAATTTTTCAATTGTTTGAGCTACTTCAGATTCATCACCGCTTTTAGAAAATTTCTTCGATATAGCTCCAATAGCTTTACCTACCCACTCTAATACTTTGGGTGCGGCTAATAAACCTCCAATAATTAAACTACCTACGGCTTCATCTAATTGTTGTGGTTCTTCTAATTGTGTATAATTTTCGTTTAAACCAGCCAAATACTGTAATCTATTTTGTTCTTTCATTATATTCTTTCTTCTTTAATTCCTAATTTTTCAGCGCGTGTGTAATGTGCAGTTACTATAATAGATAATGAAGTACCTGTGTCTTCAACACCATCCCCAACCTTATAAGCGTATTCAGCATCTCTACCATGAACGGCTTGATTTTCGTTGATTTGGTTTATTTCAAAATATGATTCATTCCATAATAAAACATCTCCTATCATAGGAATAACATTAGCTTCTCTAAGATGTAATTTTAAAAATCTAACGACTAATGATCTTTCTCTATCCTGACCATAATCGTTGTCTGTTGTTTGAAAATCACCTCTTTCAATAAGACAATTTATTAATATAGGACCTGTAAATTTTTTCTGTAATGATTCACCATATATATTTTCTTTTGTTTCTTCTAAATCAACAATATAATATCCTACTTTTTGTTCAATAATTTGACCTAAAAGTTCTTTATTTATATTATGGAAAAAATCTATATCCCTACTTCTACTCCAAAATGCACACATATTATTTTTGTTTTATATATTTTAAATTAATAGATGCGTATCCTTGAGAATCATCATTTTTATATGGAATATTTTTAGAAATCAAATAATTTTCTAATTCTTCCCATTCTTCATCTTCTGTAAGAAATGAAATTTCATCTCCATCAATTTCTCCATATAATTTCCATCCATTATCTAATTTATAATATAATTTATTAGGATATTCTTGGTCTTTATATAAATCTATACGAAAAGGATTAATTACTTTTATCTCCGATAATAGGAAATTTTTATATTTTAATATATCCATAATTTTAAGCTATAAAAATAGCCATTGGGAAATCAGTTAATGTTTGTTTTAAAGAAGCATTCTCTTCTTCTTTTCTTTTTAATTGTGCTCTTCTAGATGTTTCTTCAAGATCTTTTCTTAATTTTTCAATTAATGCTGTTTTATCTTTATCTGATGAATTAAATAAATCCATAGAATTTAAAGATACACTATCTCCTGGAATTGGTGTGGTTTGATATTTACCTCTAATGAAACCCAATAATTCTTTAGCCAACACTAACGTATATTCAAATATCCAAAATCTACCAGGTCCATTAATAGTAGAATATGTTATATTATTATATGGAACATTGGATAAATCTGTTACTAATCCATTTCCTGAACCATAACTTCCTGAAGGAGATAATACATTATTTTTTGAAGAATTTCTTACAAATTTAAAATATAGTGGGTGATTTCTTGTTGGAACTGGGAAAATTTGTAATTTATTATTAATTATATTAAATGAGAATCCTGATTTTCTAATAGTATCATTTAATTCAATTGCTTGTAATACAGATAAATCGAAGTTTAAAGGCATTAACATAAAATTAATTGCTGGTGATTGTGTTCCAAACCCAAAGGCATCTAATAACTGTTGAGAACCATATCCTGTACCAGCATATGGATCAAAATACCTCATTATGGCTGGAATATTTTCATAAAATACTTGTTTTACTTCAATACTATCTCCAGGTAATAATGAAGCAGATGAAGATGCCCATACATTTAAATCGTATTCTTGTTGCCCAGGAATTAAATCAATAAAACCTTTTTCCCAATCTATATTACCACCAACACCTACTTCTGCTCCATAATCTTGTGAAATTTGGATTATATTATGTAATGATGGATTTATATATTGATTATTTAAATTTGATGAGGTAGGCATGGCTTCCATAGTAATGAAATTATTTGTTATATTATTCATATAAACCTCATTACTATATGTAGAAATTGCTTGTTCAAAACAAGCAAAGAATTGATTATCACTCATTTCAACATCCATTGCTGGATACCCCATACGAGTAGCACAAAAACGTGCTACTCTAAGGGCGTCTGCTCTAAATTGTGAGTCATTATCGTAGAATCCAAATGGTGTTGATGATCCTGAAGTGAATATTGGATTATCATTCCAAATTACTGAATTAGCCATTGTTTAATTTTAGTATAAATATGGTTAATCTCTAAATTCTTCGTATATATTTAATATATCTTCAACAGCTTCATGTCTATTATTGGTTTTTAGAGTAACTATTTTTACATTTTTACTTCTTTCTTCTAATCTATTAAAAAATGAAATTCCAGATTCTTTTTTGCTTTTTAAATCTGTTTGAGTTATATCACCACAAAATACCATAGTTCCTCCTTTTCCTAATCTACCCATCATCATTTCATTTTGTTTATGAGTAATATTTTGACATTCATCTACTATAATAAAAGCCTCTGGAAATGTTCTACCTCTCATAAATGCAAATGGGACAATTTCTATAGTACCATCTGTTAGTAATTTATCAATTTTTTCTTTATCATATAATAAATATAAATTATGATAAATTGGTGCCAACCAAGGATCCATTTTTTCTTTTAAATCCCCAGGTAAAAATCCAATTTCTTCATCGGATACTGTAGGTCTTGTTATAATAATTTTTTTAACTTCTTTTTTAAAGAGTAAATCTAAAGCAATTTGACAAACTAATAATGTTTTTCCAGAACCTGCCATTCCTTTTACTAAAGTATAGGGATGTGAAAGAATTAATCTTTTTCCTTCTTTTTGTTCCTCATTTAAAGAAATTTTGAATTTGATTTCTCCTTTAGGTTTACTTTGTTGGACATGAACCGGGTCTGTGTGTGGTCTTGATGATGCCATATAATTATAAATTAATATTTAATATAAATATAATTAAAGAAGAGATAATATCAAAATTATTCCAATAAAAAAGCCCGCAAAAGCGGGCTTCTTTTTAAAATATTTAAGAAATATTATACTGCGTCTAAGTCAGCTACAACAACTTTAGCGTAGAATTCCGGACGAACCATTTTCTTAGCGTATCTTGTCATAATACCTTTACGAGGTGTAAATGTTTCTGGATCATATACTAATGGAGTAGTCATAATAGGAATATATGGAGCATAAACAGCACCTGTTTCAAGGAATTGGTTACCTCTATAACCCATTAAAATAGTATTTTCTAACATATAAGGGTTTTTATAAACTTTATATCTAGAATTTAATGAACCTACTTTTTGTACACCAAATGCATATGTTGATTTTTCTGCTGCACCATCTGTATCAGCTGCAAATCCTGGGATTGATTCTAAGATTGTAGCTACACTTGGAGATACTACCATAAAGTTAGCACCACCTCTTAATGTTTTCTGGTGAATAGCATTCGATACTTTTTGTAATTTAATACCAATTGTTTGGAACCATGACATTTTAGTGTAATATAAACCTGCGTTATTTACATTTGAAAATGCACCACCAGCGTAATCTTGACCTACTTTAGCTGACCAATATTCTGTTGTTGGAGCGTTTTGAATTAACATATCTAAAATTTCCATATCAATCTCTAAAGATATATATTCTGACATTAAATCAGTAACTTCTGCCTCAGCATCAATTGATTGGAATGCATTTAAATCTTGAGAGAATTCTGGTGTCCAACTTGCTTTTAATTTTTTAGTTTTAGCAGCAATTGTATCAGATTTCATTGAAATATTAAATTCTGGAATAACAATATCTGTTGCAGAAGCAGCATTTGGGATTGAGAATGTACCTGCTGTACTATCTTCATAATCACCTCTGTTATTATCTTTAGTTTGTTTACTATATAATACAGAAGCTGCTGTTAATGTAGGAGCTGAACCAGTATAATAGAAATCAATATTACCTGCTGCTGTAGTTCTAGTAAATGCTTGTAATAAGTTAGTTGGATTTACACCTGAACCTGAAATAGCAAATGATCTTACACCATTTTGATCAAAACTTGATAATGATGAAGTTGCTACTGAGATTTTATAAATTCCTCCAGCTGCAATAGAAGCTGATAAGTTTGAATCATAATTAACATCAGCTAATGTTAATGAAGATGAAGCTACTGTTCCTGAGAATACTCCTGAAGCTGAAGCAATTGCGAATTGGTTTGTTGAGTAACCAAATCTACCTGCACCATATAATCCACCCTCTGCATCATTTGAAAATACATTTCCTAATGAATTTTTACCATATAATGAATCACCTTTAGCGAATGGAGATTTTGTATTACCATATTGGAAATCTAAGAAGAAGATTAAACCTGCTGGTAATGACATTGGTTGTACAGAAACAAACTCTTTTGCTGCGATTTGACCAAATACTTTACGTACTAATGGTAATGCTACAGCTGCATATTGTTCACCTTGACCTGCTGTAAACGAAGCTCCACCTTGATTAGTTGTGTTATTTTCAACAACTAACTGTTTTGCTTGGTTTTCTAACAATACAGCCATATTTGCTTTTTCTGTATCGTTACTTAAATTTTCTAATAGACCTGATTTAGCCCATTTGTTAGCTAATTTCATAGCACCACTTAATTGTGAATTATATGGATTAGCGCTTTCTAATAATTGATTTACTACTGACATTCGTGTTTATTTAATTTTTATTTTTATTATTTAATTCCTGCAAGTTTTTGCATTCTTGCTACAAAATCAACTGATTCTGTTATTACTTCTTTTTTAGCAACACCTGCTGCTTTTGATGCAAATCCTCTATTTTCTACTAATGGAGATGATTTTTGAGATGTACCTATTGATTCTTTAATTGTTTGGAAAGTATTTTGTACTTCTTTAACATTTGCTGCTCTATCAAAAGCATTAATAACAGCTACTTTTTTAGATTCAGATAAATTAGTAGATTTAAATACTTTATTAACGTAAATTAATTTAGCATTTAATAAATTCATTTCAGATAATTGTTTTTTAACTTTAACAATTTCTTTTTTAGCTTCTTCTAATTCTTTAACTTCACTTCTTAATGCTGCTCCGGCTCCTGCTGGTAAGCTTTTAATAAATTCAGCAATTTTTGATGCCATTTCTGGTGATTTTGCTATTGCCGATTTTACCATATCAATGATATTATCTAAACCTGCTGCTGCTGCATTTGCTGGGTCTACTGATCCACCATTCATTTCAGCTAAAATTTCATCTAAATCGATATCTTCTTCCTCTTCTGTTTCCATTTCAGGTTCCATATCCATCTCAGATTCCATTTCTTCTTCAGTTTCACCACCTTCTAATTCCATCATTACATCGCGAATTACATCTTTTAATTCATCAACCGTAAGTTCAGCAACTTCGTCACCACCTTCTTCTTCACCAAATTCGTCAGTTTCTTCACCCATTTCTAATTCTGGTGTTTCAACCTCAGTTTCTGTTGTATCTTCAGTTTCCATTTCATTTAAAATTTCTTCTAAAGATTTTTCTTCGTTCATTTCTTCTTCTTCCATTTCGTTTAATTTTGTTTGAAGCATAGATTGAACTCTAGGAGCGAATGATTCAGCCATTGCTATTTTAGCTTGGGCTAAAGCTGCTTCTTTTAATTGCTTTGCTTCTGCTACTGCATCTACAAATAATTTGTTTTTTGACATTAAATTTTATTTCTC